CAGATTTCGTGGCTCCTCCAAATGATAATCCCTTATACTCTCCTGATTTAATCTTCTTCCATATCTCGTTGTCTAATTCATAATCCTTATGTATCTTACCTGTTATCTTAATTGCTGGGTACTCCTCTCCGTCTTTATCCTTATATGTAGCTTTTGAATAATTTATTCCCTTTCCGATAATTCTATTACTATGAGTATCTGAAATAGGTGCTCCTCTGTCCATCCATATAGGAAGTACTTTATAGAGTTCATCAACAACGGTAATCTCACCCTGTTTGTCTTTTATCTCAACGGTCAGATATCCCTCAAAAAACCTCTCATCACCACTAATAGCCTGCATGGACTTTGTTACCAGTTTGTTGAAAAACAGATCCTCAGTCATGATAACCATTAACCACTACTATATATAAATATTAAAAAAAAGAGATGGTTAGTCTTTCTTTGCTTTACTTATTGCGTAGTCTGCTGTGAATCCTGTTACTAGACCTATCATAACTATGCTAGATTCAGTCAATCCGTCAACAAGTACGCTTTGTGATAATGCCAAAGCAGAAAATGTTGCTATTATAACTGAGCCTGCCAGTTTCTTTACACTGTAAGGTTCCTTGCTGTGTAAATAACCTCTTAGAGTATTTAGTCCAGCACCAATGATTGATGCTACTGCTACTATTACTAATGCTTCTACCATAACCCAAACACCTCTATGTGGTATTTAAGTATTTATGTTAAAATTAGAAATGAATTAACGATTTCCTTAGCCCAGTCACATTTCTTTTTATTTTTTCTTGCCATTTTTTCCCCACTCTGCTGCTTCCTTAGATATAGATAGACCTGTTATAAATATAGCAGAAAATAAAGCAATTACCAAATACATTTCAAAAGTTAAACCTATATCATAAATTGACTCAGCAACATTACTACCTACAAGAGGAGAGAAAAATGATATTCCAAAATTTCCACCTATTCTTGCAACAGGTTTTATTACTGACATATAATTAGGTTATATGGAATGTATATAAATTTACTTGTGGGGTCTGAGATATTTGTCCTGAATCATGCCTAAGATCATATTAGGGTTGAGCAAGACCATTGCTGCAAATTCTGCATCACCGTTTGCGTGACCAACAAACTTACCACAGACATAGCATAGGTATACTTCATGCCTACCATCTGAAAAACCGTAGAGCTTTTTACCACACTTACACTTCTTCATAATCTCAATTAGAAAGGGTTATTAATAACTATTCTCTATACTGTATATGGCTACATCATTTTATGTATATAGTACATTAAAAGAGTATCAAAAGGTATATGGAGACAAAGCAAATTCTGAGATGTTTCAAACAAAAATAAAAGATATGTATGTTGCAGATGGCGAAAAGTTATGGGTTGTTACCAATTTTACTGAAGAAGTTGCAAAACCACAATTAAATAGGTCTATAGTTCACTTTTTAGCAGGAGAAGTTGCATATTACAAAAAAGGCGATGAAAAGCTTGTAGTAGAAGGAAAAATAAAATATAACCCAAAGAAAGACTGGGTAGAGATATATCCAAGAGTATTAAGAAATCCAGAAGTGTTCTTTAGAATAGGAAGACTATATGGAGATAAACCAGTAAAGACAACAAAGATAAACTATAAACATAGATTCTATGATTTTACGTCAAATAGGATAAATTTAATCTTAAAATGATTCATTTATGTAGACCAACACTTAGAAAGATAGAAACAGGATGCTATATACTTACATATTGTACAAAGTGTGGCGATAATATTAGGTTTGAGGAGAAAGATTAATCATTTTCTAGTACTTGATGGATTTGACATTAATACCTGCCAGTCTTTACCTAGTTTCTTTTTCATACTAAGCCAAAATGGATCAACATTGAACATTCCACCCTTTTTATTATATTCTTTTGTTACATTAGCTATTCTTCTGTGACAACTTCTGCAGAACCTTGCATTAATCTGCTCTATTCCAAATCTATACTCACCACAAAAGAAACATAATCCATACATCTTATCAGCTATTTTAACTAGTAAAGACTCTCGTCCTCGTTTCCCAGCACATTCCCCACATATATCAGCAATAGTAGCTGCTGCAGCATCTTTTGTGAAGCAATTAAGGCAAATTGCTTCCTTATAGTTGTCTACATGAGTATATTCGTTGTCCTGATGAGTCTTCCAGAGCTTTTTACCAATAGCAAGTCCACCATCATCAACATTAAGTTTAGTAGCCATTACTTGTATGCCAAAAGTGTTTTCTTGTATGCAGTCTCTAATATCACATATATGTTACTAAGTGTGTATTTGTCATGTGAATTTTCGTGTACCACAATACCTATCTTATTCCAAGTGTCTACTACAGATTTTGCTAGTTCTATTCGCTCACTATCTATATTTTCAACGATTCTCTTAGGTCTTGCTTCATAAATATCAACCATACCATCTTTAAGTTCAACAGTATTAGCAGTAATTTCTACATCAGCTTCTTTTTTCGTCTTATCCTCTTTCTTCTTAACAACTTTTGTGTCATTCTTTATCTTCATCTTCCCACCTCCTCACACTATCAAACTCGTTCTTTACTAATTCCCTAGCACTTCTAACTGTCATTGCAGCATTCTTACGTAGTTCGCTAACAGTCCTCGATTTTGTCCAGCCAAAATCAACTGCCGTTTGCAGAGTATTCTTAACAACTGCATAGTTTTTGGGGTTAATACCGTCAGGGAACGACTTTCTGCTTAGTGAAGTTCCACTACCACTTGAAGGATGTCCTTGTCCAATTCCACCCACGTCAGTAGGCAATCTACTACTTGGTTCTCCTTGGAAGTCTTGAGTATCCTCTTCAGGTGCAGCAGTACCTCTACCTCTACCCTGATCTTTCTCTGCACCCATCTGCAACATATCTTTTGCGTTGAATGCTGTGTCCTTTGACACTTTGAATTCGCCAGTATGAGTTCGTGTAATATCAAATCCCATTGCTTGCAAAGCCTGCATATTCTGTATCTCTACACCCTGTATTTGCAGGTCTCTAAGGTGATCCGTCTCTTCACCAGTCTTTAATTTTAATTCCCAGTCATCTATATTTAATAACGCTGCTATCTTCCTAAAGAAAGACTTTAAGAGTATATCTTGACCCCATTTCACTGCTCTGTTCGTTATGGTTACTTGCAAACCTTCTTGTGACCAACCAGAAGGAAGTTCACCGTAGTACAGGGGTAAAACACCATATATAGCACCAATGATCATTCTTAATTCCTTTCTAATAGCAATGAACTCTAACTCCTTCAATGAACCAGTAAAGTCAAGCCACTGTGCCATGTTCTTACTTCCCTTATCACTTTCAACCAATAATGGGTGAATCATGTAGGGGTCTTCTTGTGCCTTTTGCTCAAGAACGTCCATCGACTTTCTGAACGTCTCATAGTTTCTTGATGCTATTACTAGTAATCCTCGTGGTGGTCTCATCTTATCAAAGTACTTTCTAATGTACTCATCCATGTGTGATAAGGACATTGCCTTAGACCATACTGAATAGATAGGAGAATAGCCATATATCAAACTTGGTTTATACTTGCCTGCTTTCCAGATAACTTCACCCTCACCATATATAACTCTCTTTGGCTGGGGTATTCCTATAGAGTATACTGAGTTAACTTCTACAATAGCCTTTAGTGCTTCTGCTCCACATCTTTCACATACAGGATTTGATAATCTTCTGTCTCTATGTTCAAACCTTGGACAAACATATATTGGGTTTCTCTTGTCATCATATCCTATCCTACCATCAGAGTCTGCAATCATTGCTACCTGTGGTGGATCTATTCTAAGGAACTCTTTTATCTCTGTTCTATCAGGGTCTATTCTCTTACTTACATCGTCTATATAATAATTTTTTAATATTAGAAGATACGCATTGTCTGCAATCTCAAGATCTCTCTCAAGCTGCCTAGCTACATCTTCTAAATTTTGATCGTTACCATTAACTGGTTTATTTAATAATTCTTCTAATTTTGATCTATGTTCTGGAGTAGGTCTTCTAAGGTCTTTGGAGCCACAAGTATCACACTGTAGTTCAGCTTGTCTTGCTTGTTTCTTAACATCACCTTTCTTTTTTGGTAATGCATTAAATGGCACTGCATCCTGATTAGTCTCAAATGGCTGATCATCAGGTTTATCTCCTATTGCTGGTTCATATTGAAACTCCTTTGAACAGTTGGCACATTTATACTTCCACTTCTCTACTACTTCAAATCCATTCTTAAACATCTCTCTATTTAGTGTTTCTATTGGTATTCTTAATGCATCTATGTTATCTGCTAACTCATAAATCATTATAAGTGGAAATGGAAATATTGGAAGCTTGGCACCAGTATCAGTGCTCATATAAGGCTGTGCTATACTTGGTCTTGTTGTAGTTTCAGTATATGCCTTGCTTACTCCTCCTTTACCAAAAACACCTCTGATACTATCTATGAATCCCATATATAGACTTAATTTAGTTATTTATAAACTTTGTCTGGTTCTGTAATGATTTTGTAACGTTTTTGTTTATAAGGGATATACTTAATATAAACCTTACTTAAGATACTACGAGTCTAGTAGTGTGAGTTCGCATACCTGAGTAGCGCCAACTGCGAAAGGGAGGTCTGGTTTTAAGCTAACCAGCTAGGCTCTTTACAAACATTATATAATACTGGTAGTATTTAAAAGCATGAATGAAGTTATAGAAGATGATGCAGTAGGACAAGCCTGCGAATTTGCGTTACTTAGTATTAGAAATAAGATTGTACCACCGATTGATGCTATTAATTCACATGAATCTTTAGAAGTCTTTTTAGGCACCCTATCTGGTATTATAGCAGGATGGGGCATGGTAATGGCAGAAAGAGATAAAAAACTATACAAAAAACTTTTAACCTCGCTTGAAGAAATGTCTCTTAGGTATGGTCGAGTTAGAAGTAGAGGATTATAACGAACTGTTTGATTGGTTTACCCTCATGTTTGGTAAAAATCCTAAGAAGATTACTGTACAGGCAAAAAGAACATTCTGGAAGTTGAACTTCCTTTCTGAGGATAAGTTAAAGGAAATAGATTCTGGAGATAATGAGGAGGAGATAGCCTAAATGACTAGATTTTACTGTTTTAATTGTTGTAAGATATTTGATGATAAAGAGATAAAGTGGTATAATAATTCCCAGATATGCAAGTCATGTTTAGCTATTGAACTAGATAAGCCCTGACCACAACTCTTATAAATGAGTGCATAACAAGTTATTTATGGAAGTAGAGAAAGCAATGATATTTGTATCAATAGCGATATTAATATGTGTTCTAGGAATTACAGGATTAATGTCTGGCGAATTTGGATTGCCTGATATGTCTAGTGATTTTAAAATACCAGATATAACATCAAGTACAAATACAGGTGGAGTTTATGACTATTGCACTAAAATGGGTTTAGATTGTTAGATGAATGTTAGGTTTTGTGTAGGCTGCAAAAAGAATCATAAATATGCAGATATAGGGTATATTGATTGTGATTGTAGGTGTCACGACAGATTAAATTTTATTGAAAGATAACCCCCCCAACTTGTATTTATATAAGGTTCAAAATTTGGTTTTTCGCTATGAGCACCTGAACGTCTAAAATCAATTTCTGAATACTGTGGAAATGTTCCCTATATAAACCTTGCGATCTGAATCCGATCGCTACCTTTATATTAGGGCTTCCTGCTTCATAATGAACAAAAAAGATAATTTGAGCTCGTCAGCTCATTAGTCTATTGTTGATCGGTTAAGTGTTAATTACTCACTTATTCCGTAATCAACAAATAAACCTACCTTCCAATGAAATTTAAATTTGATTGGAGATTCTGGATCGCAATCATTTAACATATTGCACAACTTATCAAGATCAGGCTTATCAGATTTTCTTAACTTACCTGTTTCCTTATCTGTGAATGTTGTATGCTTGATCATGTTTGCTAATATGTGATTCCTAACTAATTTAGCTGGGATTTTAGCCTTTTGTTCAGCTTGGTATTTTCTGACATTGGCTAACATTTCTTCCTGCATATTGTTAG